ACGTTCATTCGTTTTTCTGGATGTAATCTCGCCTGTCCTTTCTGTGATACCAAATATGCTGAAGAAGGATTTGAAACAACGGTCAATGATATATTACTGGAACTGACTGAACATTTGGTATTTACTGGCGGAGAACCATTCCTTCAGGAAAAGGTAATATATGAAATACTGGAAGCAAAGAATCCTGAATATTCTGAGATTGAAACGAACGGAACTATCATTCCCGAAAACCCTGAACAATTCGATTTAATTACCGTTAGCCCAAAAACAGAAATCAGATATCAGGAATGGTTAGATTATCCAAATACTATTTTTAAATTTGCAGTATCGAGCATCATTCCCGTTCTTGAAATTGTTCAACGAGAGAATATTCCAGCAGACCGAGTATATGTTATGCCGGTGACAGATACCGACAACCCAATTCCAATTCACCAAAAAATCGCTGAACAATGTAGGAAATATGGATTCAACTTCTCACCAAGACTCCAAGTGTTATTAGGATGGGGGAGAGGGTTATGAAATCGGTGATAATCGTTTCAGGAGGAATGGATAGCATCACCCTTCTTCATGATATTCATGCAACCGGGGAAGAATTACACGCCATATCTTTCGACTATAACCAACGCCACAAAAAGGAGATAGAATATGCAAAAAGGAACTGCGATAAATTAGGAATTCCTCATAAAACCATCTCACTATCCGTCCTGAATGATATTGCTCCATCATCATTAACCAGACCCGAAACAGAAGTCCCAGAAGGTGAATACGATGGAGAGAACATGAAAGAAACCGTGGTTCCGAATCGAAACATGGTTATGCTCTCCCTGGCAGCATCGTACGCAATTGGAATAGGTGCAACCCAGTTATATTATGGAGCGCATTCAGGAGACCATACCATATATCCAGATTGTAGGCCGGAGTTCGTCAATATAATGGCTCAAGCGTTTATGCTCTGTGATTGGCATCAACTTCATTTAAAAGTCCCGTATCTCTACGGAAACAAAATCACAATTTTGAAAAGAGGGTTGGAACTCGGAGTTGATTATTCTGATACCTGGACCTGTTATAATGGTAGAGAAAAGGCGTGTGGAAAGTGTGGTTCATGTGATGAAAGATTGGCAGCATTTAGAGCACTTGGATTAAAAGACCCGGCGGAGTATGAATAAATGAAACTAGAAATATCAGACGAACTATTCAACGAAGAAGAAATTCAAAACACCCCAAGAAGATATCAGGGATTTCTGAAGGAATGGGAACAAAACAACAATCTGAAATTCACAGTATTTGAGAACCCAGGATATGACCAATTAATCATCCTGAAAGATATTGATTTCTCATCTCTCTGTTCTCATCACGTTCTCCCATTCCACGGAAAAGCCCATGTGGGGTATCTCCCAGGGGAAAAGATATGTGGAATATCCAAATTGGCAAGAGTGGTGGATAAGTTTGCATCTCGACCACAGATTCAGGAGAAGATGACCAACGAAATTGCTGATTTCATTGAAGAACATTTACATCCGAGAGGGTGTATGGTAGTCGTTGAAGCTGGTCACGATTGTATGAGAATACGAGGTGTGAAGAAACCTGCATCCACGATGGTAACATCAGCCGTCAGGGGTGAATTTCTCCGAACGCCATCACTGAAAGATGAGTTCATGAGACTCGTTGTCTGAATGTCAAAAATGTCATAAGATGTCCAAAAAAATTCAAAACCCGTTCGAGCGCCGGTCTGACGAAAAAGCCGACCAATGGGAAGCGTTCAAATTATACCGGGACATGGGTACGGCACGGTCAATGACAGAATTGGCAAAAGTGACACAGACGGCTGTCAGAACATTATACCGGTGGGCAGAGAAGCACGAATGGGATAGACGTATTGAAACCTATTATGAATGGCAGAAGAATGAGAAAGTTCGGGATAAAGCCGAGGTAATTGCGTTTGATATGCTCAAAGGAGCAGAACAAACCATATCCGGGTTATTGTTCGTAATAGGGGCTGATATCAAATATAAACAGTCATTGTGGAAAGAATGGTGGGAAATAAAGAGTTCAGGAAGGGAACCCTCATTCAACCCACCATCAGTATCTACCAAATCCCTGACCGATTCCCTGAATAACCTGCTTGAAAGTGCCGAACGGTTAAAATCTCTCCGTGGTGTTGATGAACAGGGAACTGCCGCAATAGACGAACTCGTTGAAATGTTAAAATATGACGCTCAAATTAAAGAAGCCACAGGGTAAAGGGGCACAATTCATCATTGCACCGTCTACCCGAATCAATATACTTCATGGGTCTGTCCGGTCATCCAAAACCATCAACTCCATAATAAAATTCATTCATCTGGTAAAAAACCAGGCAACTGCGGAATGCCTGATGGTGGGAAAGACCGAACGAACATTGGTCAGGAACATCATCAACCCGATGCTTGAGATGTTACCGAAATCCGTTATCCAGGTAAACAAGGGTGCGGGTGAGATGATACTGTATGGGAAGCGGGTTTATCTTGTTGGAGCGAATGATGCCCGGTCTGAATCAAAAATACGAGGCCAGACCCTTCAGTATGCATACGTGGATGAAGGAACTATTATCCCTGAAGAGTTTATGAAGATGCTTCAAACCCGTTTATCCGAACCGAATGCCGAATTATACATCACCACGAACCCAGACAGCCCGTATCACTGGTTGAAAACCGAGATGATAGATGCGGCGGATTTAATCAAAGCCAACGTATGGCATTTCACCCTGGATGATAATCCCTATCTTTCTCCTGATTATATCGAAGCCCTGAAACGGGAGTTCACCGGGTTATGGTATCAAAGATATATCGAAGGGTTATGGGTCCTAGCTGAAGGAGTGGTTTATCCGATGTGGGATGAGAGCAAACACGTCAGACCAGCTCCACCTGGGGATATGGAGAATATCATTATATCAGTAGACTATGGAGTCACCAACCCGTCAGTATTCCTTATGGGCGGTATCCACAAATCAACCGGAAATACTCATGTCATGAAGGAATTATACCACGATTCTGCACAGTCCGGCCAACTGACCGACAAACAACTTGCAGACCTGATGGATGGGTTCACTGACAAGAGGGTTCGGTATATTGTTGTAGACCCGTCAGCAACCAGTTTTATAGCTGAGTTACGCAGCCGGGGATATGCAGTCAGGGAAGCCATAAATGATGTCATACCCGGTATTCAGGAAGTCTCAAAACTGTTATCGCTGGAAACCCTGTTCATTGACCCGTCATGCGAGAATATGAGAAAGGAGTTTTCCGCGTATGTATGGGATGAGAACGCACAGAAACGTGGAGAGGATAAACCAAAAAAGGTAAACGACCATTGCTGCGACACCTTGCGCTATCTTGTCCAAGACCTTTCAACCAGGAACCGTGCAGAAATATCCAGACCATCACCAGGTATGGCTTATGTTCCCCGTGGTATTAGGTCATCCCGCAGCAGGCGGTCAGGTCCTGCCGGGTTCTGATACTATAACTGATTCATACTTATTTTTCTTCATTTCATAACTGGTTCATACTTACAGAGTTATACATACAAACCAGTTATAATAAGTATTAAATAGTTATAGGTATAACTATTGTATGTAACAAGCGAGATGAGAAAACATGGAAGAAACATACAAGGCAGTATATCAGAACGGGTATGCAATTTTTGGAATGGGCAAGACCGATGAAGAGGCAATTGCAGATGCTATGCAGTGGGTAGATGAACCGGATGAATTGAAAGCCCAGATTGAATCAGGTCAGAGAAACGTGCATGGAGATATGAAACTCATCACCATTTCCAGAGCATTGAGGGATGCGGTAATTGAACATGGTGGAGACCTGGCAATAATTGAAGACCGGGGGATATACAGGTCAGAGGAGGAAATGACCGAATCCCAAACCGTTCTTTTCAGATATGAGACCGAGGAAATTGATTGCAAAGTTACCTGGAACCCCATCAGAGAACCCGTAATAGACTTCTTTGACAGGCAGACCGGATACACTGGCAAGAGTGACCCCGGAGCAGCACAGGGGAACTGGTGGTATCAGGATGAGGTATCACAAGAGATACTTCGCTCACTCATTGAAGCAGTCCGGGCATGGGGAACTGATGAGGACTGGACTCAACACCTGTCATGGTCACAGGGTGCAGAGGACGTTTTTGAATTTGAATGGGATGGAGTCACTCGGTCAGGAGAGAGGGGAGAATACCGGGAATTGACCCGGAAATAACTTTTCAGGTGGTTGAAATGACCGTAAAAATAAAAACACACGAATATTCCAAACAGTTTGAAGGGACTACGTTCAGATGGTTCCCTGATAAAGTGGTCACGCCTGCCGGAACCACTGGGGGGATCTATCTGCCAAAAGAAGCGATAGGAAAACAGGTTATCGCGTTCGTATTGAATGATGATGAGACGGAAATGATGGTCGAGATATCCGGGGATGATATGACCCTGGCAAAGATGTTTACCCGCCATGTCAGCATATACGATACAAAGATTGCCAACAAACAGGCAGCAGTATCCCGCATCTATCTTCCGAAAGAGGAGATGGGGAAAGACGTGTTTGCTGTTGTGATTGAATGAACTTATCAGAGAAGGCTCTTGACCGGGTAGCACAGAGACGAAAACCCTGATTCGCGCAACCTCTTTTTTGTTCCTGATAGGTATCATCATGCGAGGATACCCAGGAAAACCACGGATAAATTTAACAGAATACTTAAAGCCGTTCAACAATATGCGACAGTTTTAAATGTAAACATCGAATATTACGGTATGGCGTCTTTAACGGTTCCGTCCCGGTCAGGAACCAAATACATCAGCAATATCAAGAACTTCGCGAAAAACGCGGTCACGGTGGACACGTTATACAAGTTTTCCCGCACCGCATACGGGAAGGGTCTGTTCATCAAGTTCTCTGCAATGGTATTCAACAAATACCCGACCCTGGCTGTATATGACCCGAACAACGATGTGGATGAAGAGACCCAATTGTTACTGTCCAACCTACTCAAGTCTCCGAAGTTCTCGTTGTTATCTGCCGGGCAGTTCAGACTATATGACAAATTCTTTTACGGGCCGACCATATTCAACCCGATATGGGAAAAGAACGA